GACTTGTTCACCTGCCGCCTCCATGGTCATCTTGGTCTTCAATTCTTTGTAGTACTTCTTCTGCTGCCGAGTAAGTTCCACCTCACGCCGTACGTATACCATGGGGGGTAAGTCTAGACATTCTTCCTTTGTGAAACGTATCGCAGGTTGTAGTACTTGGTATACGGTATCTGTGGCATCCTCTTTAGGCACCCACTTAAAGTTAGTTACCTTTCTCATAACTTGGTCGCGGAACGAACCAAAGAACCTAGGTACTGCTGTTGGGTTCACTAGCTTGGCAATACCGTACGCATCGGTTGGACTTTGCGCGGCGGGCGTACCCGTCATCATCCATAGCCACGTGCTAGGCTTTAGTATTCGGTTGAGGGTCTTCCACCTAGTAGTCTGTGGATTCTTATAGTGGGTAGCCTCATCAATGATTATTAGGTCAAATCCTCCATCCGCAATAGCGTCTTCGACTATCGCCACCCCATCGTAGTTGATGATAACAAACTCAGCGTCACCCTCTATTATCTTTCTACGTTTGTCTTTCGCGCCATACGCCACCTCAACTGATCGGTGCATAGCAAAGCTAAACAAATCGTTACGCCATGCTGCGTCCATAATAGATAGGGGACATATCACCAGAACACGTTTCACTACACCAAGGTTCATCAGGTAATCCGCTGCCCATATAGAGCTTGCTGTCTTGCCAGTACCCTGCTCGTTAAAGCAGAATGCTTTCTTATTCAGTGTCAGGAACGCAGCCGTAGCTTTCTGGTGATCGAAGGGGTGGTACTTGCCCGTCCAATCGTACGTACCTAGTATGGGAGAGGGTACGTTCATGCTTAGGTTGCGCAGTACTTGAACCTCCTCCAGTCCCCACTTCACTAGTACCTTGTTATCACCTAGGTTTTTACTCTTGGGTATAACCGTTGTCACTTGCGCAGGGTTACGTAGTTTAAGTAGTAACGCCTTGTTATCAATTATCTGCATTTAATCGCTCCGATACGAAATAGCCCGAAGTGGACATCCACAACGCGCTTAAAATTAATAGTCCCCTTCGCTCCGGCGGGGCTAGTTCCGATCTTATGCAAGGTATCAACCGAACCTTATGCGAGCTAATGCGATTTTTACGGTTGGTGTTGCCACCGGCCCCAGAGGATACAAAGGCATACCGCTTTGTTTAATGACGCATCACACTGAGCGTCCACTACACATCGACCTACACTTATTTCTTACTGTGTCCGTTACGTGCTCGGTTCTTACTTGAACACTCCACGTACACTCCATCTTTATTACTACCACCTTTTGCTAACGCCTTACGGTGGCTCAAGTCTTTACCCTTGCGCTTCTCATACCCTTTGTTCTTGTCGAACGCACGCCTCGCACGTTGTCTTTCCATACGTGCTTCATGCGCCGGACTACCACACTCAGGATTAATTTGTTTCTTACGATCAGCTTTGTTCTTGTAGGGCATTAGTTTCTACCGTTATGTACACATTCAGTTACGATGCAGTGGTTACGGCACAACCCGCTCTGGTGGGCGTTCCAAACATCTGCTTCAAAGGCTTTCTCCATGCGCTTGTAGTCACCTAACCACTTAGCCCATAGCTTTGGAGAATCTTCTTTCTTATATTCGTCTTTGATTAGTTCTTCACATACTACGAATAACAGGCCGCCCTTAACTGTTTCTACTTCAGGGAAGTGTTTAAAGGTAGCTAATGCCATCAATTCTAGCTGACCTTTGTCTGCATAGCGAGTGTTTTTGCTCGTCTTATAATCAATAACGTACGCAGTCTTCTCTTCTTTGTTCAGGATAACCAAGTCAGCGATGCCCCTGTACCACACGTTGTCAGCCTTGAACCCGCACGCCTCTAGGTCTTCGGTAAGTCCCATTTCATATTCACATAGGAACTCCCCCTCGAACTTCATCAGACTATCTAGCACGGGTTTCACGTAGCCGAACTTGGCAGGGACAGGCGTCCCATCACGTATGTATTCTTCAGCGGCCAAGTGTACGGCAGTACCGTACAACATAGCGGTAGTTTCTGGTTCTTTGAAGTCCTTGGATACCTTCAGGTGGTAGAACTTCTTGGGACATTGCTCAAAAGATTTGATCCTTGAGAACGACCATGGGGATGCCTTGCTCATAATAACTCCATCACAAGTTTAAACACTACTACTGAAACGCTACCGACTATAAAGCCTCCAACGAATAGACATATCAACTCCACTACTCTATTTGACATCAGTCGAAAGCTCCCGCATCTTCTCTGCACACGTTACAAGCTGCTCTGTAACCTCTAGCAACTCCTCGTAGTCCATGGCGACACCATTCACACTGCGCTCCTCTCCATTTTCGTCGTACCCCTGCTCCACCAGTACTAATAGTTCGTCGCCTCTACCTACCAACATTACCTTAGTCCAGCCAGAAATACCAAGTTCGGCATCTGATTGGGAGTTAATACTAGGTGAACTTTTATAAGTCCCCTCCGCCAACGCACGCTCAGTTTGCTTGAAGTCTTCCATTGATATAACTTTGTCTTTGCTCATCCTGCTTCTCCATACGATTTACCAATACCAGACTCACACGCAATAGGTAGGCCATCAGCCCATGCGGGGGTCATATTCATGCACGCTTCGATGTGCTCACGTGCCTCAACTTCTACACTTATCTCTACACAACATACCACGGAATCGTGTACCGTCAGGGCAATCTTATGCTTCCTAGCGATAGCTAACATCTGCTCACCCATAATACATCTGGCGATAGCTTGGCATATATTCTCCACCACCTTACCACCGTAGATACGTGTGCGCCCACGCCTAGTCATGTAGCTAAACTCTGGCCCACGTTCGCCTTGCTCAAACTGTAGGTCTGCGTACTTCATCCACAACCCAGATGGCAGCTTGATACCAGCAGTACCTCGGCTAGACTTACACTCAACAATACCGTTGGCACCGAACGTAAAGTTATCTCCACGTGACATGGCTACTAGCATGTGTTGCGCCGTCCGCCATAGCTGTGCGATCTTCCAGTTAGACTCTCGGTAGATTTGTACTACCCTTTTAGCCTCGGCGGGTGCCATAGTGGTGCCAAAGGTCTTCAACTGTTCGGCGAACCGTACTGCGCCCATGCCGTACCCTGCACCTAGGATGGTAGTCTTGCCCACGAATCTTTGCTCGGCAGTGACCTCACTCTCAGGTATGTCATAGATACGTGCTGCCATCTTTATATACACGTCCTCCTTGTTGAGAAACGCTTGTACTAGGTCGTCCTGCCCTGCCAACCATGCGAGTACACGTGCTTCGATCTGAGACGAGTCACAGTCAATCAACACGTACCCCTCCGGTGCGACGATACTCTTCTTCAACACCTTACCATTCACACCACGACTCGGTAGGTTTTGGATGTTTATCTTGTCATCCCCACCCCATCTACCAGTGTGCGCGGCGTAGTACCTAACAGGAACCGGAAGAAGTCCACGCTTAGCAATACCTATAAACCTCTCTGTACGTGATTCCTCAAGAGAACTTTTAACTCCTAGCCGAGACTCTACTAGTGCTACTACCGCAGGGTTCTCGTGGTCTAGTAGTTCCTTGAACGCTTCATCAGACTTAGCAAACGCGTGTGTCTCCTTGCCTGTAGTCAGGCTAATCTTCTTCGGAGGTGTAACGCCTTGTGCTTCTAGCAACTTAGCGAACTTAGGGTTACTCATAAGGTCTGTCTTGGTAACACCAGAGGATTCTATTAGGTCTAGCTTTCTCTGCTTCACGTTCACCAGATGTGTTTCCAGTAGTGGTAGGTCTAACTCCAACACTGGTTCAATAAACATACGTAGGGTCATGTCTACGATGCGCATCTCTTTCTTCGGGAAGTTCTTACCCATGAGGGCAAATAACTTATATGTTAGTTCCACATCGTTGATGCAGTAATCGCCATAGCTGTCTAGCTGTTCCTCAGAGAAGTCTAATCTTCTAAGTCCCATTGCGTCGAGCACTTCTGTCCCTTTCTCGCCGATACGGTATCGTTCAGCCAACACCGCAAGACTGCCACCCACTTCAACACCGTGCAAAGCACGAGCGATGCACAAAGTATCAGCCCAGATACGAGGACGGATATTGAAAAGCCAACCGAGTATAGCGCCGTCAAACATAGTATTGTGAGCCAGTACCATGCTGTTCTTCCAATCAAACGTATGTAAGTAGTCATGTAACTCCTCATGTGTGCCCGATGCCCACTCTGTATCCCCATTGTTTACCTTGATACCTACACCCACTATCTCAAAGCGAGGGTCGCGGATGTAGTTCTCAAGAGTTATCTTACGTAACGAGAAGTCTTTGTCGTAGTACGTCTCGAAATCTAACGTAATAAGATCCATTACTCCTCCTTTTCTTTAACGAACACCCCGTTAATCATCTTACCCTTACGATCTTTAATATCTTGGTAGGCATGGTACATACATTCCCATAGGGTCAGCTTGTTGCGATGCGCTATGTTTACTAGCACTACCATGATGTCACCAATGTCATCAACCACTGGTTGGCTGTGTTCAATGTTACCACGCAACTCATCTACTTCTTCTAACAACTTCTCGAACTGAGCGCCATCTGTTGAGCCTTCGATCAGGTTGCGATCTTTATGCCACTGCAATATCTTATCTTCTATATCATTACTCATTACAGCTCCTCCACAGCATCTAGTAACTTGTCCAAGTACCACCGTGCTTTACGCAAGTCCTGTATCTCGTTGCCCTTATGCTCGTACCTCCAAACGTATTTCTGTACGTTACCCTTCAGGTAGCCCTTGTATGATACAGGAGACATGGATTCTCTTATCGCTTCTATACACTCAACGCTTCCGGTATTGTAGTGATTAGGGTTGTTGACCATATCTTCCACAGGGCAATCGCCATCATCGACCGAGGGATATTCTAAATAATCTTGCTGCATATCTCCCGCAGGTTTATCAAAGAAGTCTTCATACTTATCTACGATTGAAGGGTGCTTCTTACGTAGCGCGTCCCACTGTTCGGGGGTTGCCATATTTATATTAACGCTCATATTTGTTCCTCTATAGGTTTGTTACCCACTTGGTCGGGGTGTGCATACCTACCAGTGAGAATCTGTGATACATACTTTACATTCTTCTCATTGATTACCAAAGATATACCACCACTGTTTGCTATCTCTTTGAGGTTCATCTCCTGTAAAGCTGTTGGTGTGTTCTTACCTGCCTTACATTCGATACCAAAGAAGTTACCGTTGTAGCACCCAACCACGTCAGGTACGCCAGACTTACCATAACCGCCAGTGGCGGGGAAAAAGTAGTATGCGTCAAGAGCCTTTAGTTGCTTCACCACTTCCTTTTTTACTTTTGCTTCCGGTGTCATCGCCATGCTTGTCATCCTCTGTGATACCAGTGACCTGCTTCTTACCGAAGATACGGTCGAAGTTATCGTCGAACTTCTTTTTATTGGTGGGTCGAGGAACGTCCCCCTTCCCACCGTGTGTTTGTCCCCACTTCATTAGTTACACCTCGTTGTGCCCCAGTTGTCTGTCGTACAGGTTGTACCATTACTGTGGCGCGTAGTACCCCAAGCATCTTTCTGTGACGTAGTGCCATCGTTGTAGCGAGTTGTGCCCCATGCGTCAGTCTTAAAGCTAGTACCATCAGAGCCACGAGTAGTTCCCCAAGCGTCAGTCTGGTACGTAGTACCTGTACGGCTGTCACGCGTAGTACCCCACGAGTCAGTGGTCAATGAGCCAGAGTTACCATTGTGGCATGTGTATTTACTGTTACCCCAACTGTCTTCCTGCATACTACATGCTGCCTCAGAGAAGGGCGACCACACAGCTAGGGTCAGTAAACTACAGAATCCCAGCACGTGCCAACGCGTCATGACGGCGCAGTCTGCGTTCATATATCCATGCACCTTATTCCATTTAGTTCTAAGCTCGTCCTGCGTCAGTAGTCTATCAGCAGTGGCGTGTGCGTCTTCGATCTTATCTTTAATATCTTGCTTATTCATGTCTCTTCCTCAAAAATAAATACTTCGTCAATGTTAAACCATATGGCTTGTTCTATCATATCTTTTATGTGGTGCATTTTTGGGTCATCGGTGTGTTTGTGCGCCTTCTCGTACCCAATCTCAATACCTTGCTCAATAGCAGCCTCAATAATCTTTCTTGTTCTCGCTCGTATCACGTTTTGCCCTCCGTTCCAGTACTCGTTTGCGGTTCCACACCCGTGTCTCTTCTAGTTTATACAGCCACATGTGTACCAACAGGAACCAAATAAAACATACAAACGCGACTGCAATAAGCACTTCAACATTACTCATACTAATCCTCATATATCCAATATACAGACTCACTAATTCTCTTCCCTACACCCTTAATGCTTTCATTAGGTGAGGTAGGGTCATATTCTGGGTCTACAATCTCAATTATAGATAACACCGCCAATTTCTCTTTTATAGGGGTGGGCAGTTGATCCATAGTATAGACACCATCCGAGAGGCCGTCAACTCTACCCATACCTAAAGTTAGTACATCGACAGTAGCTGTGTCTTCACGTACTGAAACACGGTG